GCAAGGAGGCGGCTGCATAATGGCGGAGCGTCAATGGATCCGGCTGGATGTGGATTTCGAGGACACGGATTGGCTCGTCGACCTGGACCCGCTCGCCCAGTTCGCTTGGGTCAAGTTCTGTTGCCGGGTGAAGGCCGAAGGAACAGGGGGAAGGTGGCGCAAGCGTAACGTAACGGCGTTACGGCGGCGGCTGGCGTTACCCGACTCCGCGATTGCCGAAATGCTGGCCGCCGCGACGGCTGGACCCGACCCGGCAGTGATCGAGGAGGATGGTGACTGGGTGGTGACGGGTTGGGATCGGTATTACCCGACAGATCGCACAAACGCCGACAGACAAAGAAGATGGAGGAACAGACAGAGGGAGGATGAGCATAACGATAGTAACGTTACCCATAACACCCGTAACGCCGTTACTACGTCGCGCGCGACGGTTGACGTTGACGTTGACGAAGTAAAAGAGATGGCCTCTGACGAGGCCGCCGCGTTCGATGCCATATGGGGACGGTACCCCGACCGACTGGGCGGAAACCCCAAACGTCGAGCCCTGAATGCGCTCCGGGCACGGATCCGGGAGGGTGTGGAAACCGCGGGCATCATCGAAGGCCTTGACCGCTACATCAAATACCTCAAGGCGAACGACCGGATCGGGACAGAGTACGTCATGCAGGCCGCGACGTTCCTGGGGCCAGACCGGCGCTGGACCGAGGAGTGGTCAACGGCCAAGCCGCAGAACGGCAAGGACGAATGGGCAGACTTCCGCGCAGCCTATACCTACGACCCCGATGCTTGATATGCTGCGGTCCGCGAAAGCCTACGCCGCCATGGGGCTGGCAGTGTTTCCGCTCCATTCCCACGACCCGGAGCGGGTCTGCACCTGCCCGAAGGGTCCGGCCTGCCACTCGCCGGCAAAGCACCCGCGGACCCTGAGCGGGCTGAAAGAGGCGTCGACGGATCCGGCCACACTCGAGCGGTGGTGGACGATGTGGCCGGACGCGAATGTCGGCGTCTGTACCGGTGGCGGGTTCCTCGTGGTCGACGTGGATATCGGCCACGACGGCGATGCCAGCCTGGCGAGCCTCGAGCAGAACTACGGCGAACTGCCGGTCACGCCGGAGGCCGTCACCGGGTCGGGCGGCCTGCACATCTGGCTGACCGTCGACGGCGACACCCGCAACACCGCCAGCATCATCGGCCCCGGCATCGACACCCGCGGCGATGGCGGGTACGTCGTGGCCCCGCCGTCAGTCCATGCCAGCGGCCAGCGGTACCGTTGGAGGGACTCGCTCGACCCGATCCATCAGACGTTCTCGCCGGCGCCGGCTTGGCTGCTGGACCTGATGACGAAGCCGAAGAACGGCAACGGGAACGGGACGGCGCCGGCCGTCGGGGAAACGATTGTCGAACGGGAACGCAACTCCACGCTGGCCAGCCTCGCCGGATCCATGCGCCGCCGCGGCATGAGCGAGGACGCCATTCTCGCGGCGCTTCGAACGGAGAACGCCGCCAAGTGCCGGCCGCCGCTTGACGATGACGAGGTCGTTGCCGTCGCCCGCAGTATCGCCCGGTACACGGCCGCCGCACCGGTTTCGAAGCCGGCCGACCCACCCGCCAAGGAGGCGAAGCGGATCCCGTTCGAAGTCCTGCTTGGCGACCGGATGGATGCGTTGCTGGCGCTCAAGAAGCAGCCGGTCGACGCCGTACCGACCCCATGGCGACGGTGGAACGCCTGCTGCCGTGGCCGCGGTGGCGGTCTGGGGCTCGCTCGAGGCTGGCACGTCATCGGTGCCGCTCGGTCCGGTGCCGGCAAGACGGTCCTCGCCGTCAACATGGCCGTGATGGCGATGCGGGTCGGGGAAAGCGTCGGGTTCATCTCGCTCGAGATGGATCAGGCCGAACTCGAGACGCGGGTCCTGCCGGTCCTGACCGGTATCCCCGTCCGGTCGTTCGAAGAAGGCCAGCACTTCGAAGAAGCGGCGTTCGTCGAGGCCAAGCGGGCGCTGCACGAGCTGCACGAACGGACCGGTGGATCGTTCTGGGTCAACCGCAAACAGGTCCGCAAGCTGCCCGACGTGATCGCCGCGATGCGGCATGCCCATGACGACCTGGGGTGCCGGTTCATGATCGTCGATTATCTCCAGCTCGCCGGCAATCCAATGATGCCCGAAACCATCGCCGCGGTGAGCGATGCGGTCCGTGGCCAGACCGTCGAGTTGAACGTGACCACGTTCGGCCTGTCGCAGTTCAACCGGGAAACCAGCAAGTCGAAGGAGCGCCCTTCGAAAGAGGGCCTGATGGGCGGGTCATTCCTCGAGAACGACGCGAACCAGGTCATCCTCATGGACCACAGCCGGGTCGAGCGGACGGTTTCGGGCATCCAGACGTTTGCCATCCTCGACAAGAACCGCCACGGCCCGATGACGGACATCGCCGTCGACTTCGATACCGCGACACTGCGGATGTACGAGAGGGACGCATGAAGCCCCGCCAGCGTCGCAAGCCGCAACCGGCACCGCTGGAGAAGCAGGTAGCGTGGGACATCGTGCAAGCGCTCCGGCTGATTGGCTTCGACGTTTCGAGCACGCAGCAGAGCCGGGCCAGCCGCCAGACCGTGGGCATCCCGGATTTGTACGCGACCCATGCCGCTTGGTCGCTGAGAATCTGGATAGAGGCGAAAAGGCCGGGCGGTCGAGTATCGAAGGCGCAGCAGGCGTGGCACGACGCCGAACGCGCCGCTGGCGGTGTTGTACTGGTAGCCACGTCCGCAGCCGATGCGTTGCGGCAGATCGAACGGCTGAGGGCCGAACGGAGGAAGGGATGAGCGAGGACGTGAAGGTTGCCGGCCGGGCTGAGGATGAGCTGTGCCCGTGGTGCGGTGACCTGCTTGAGTTCTGTGACTGCGCCCGGTACTGCCCGGATTGCTGGCATCCGTGGGAGGACTGCTTGTGTGTCGTCGAATCCGCCGCACAACCCGACAGCGACGCTTCGACCCCGGAGGTCAAGCCATGAGCACACCGACAGGCTACGAGGGCGTAACCGCCCGGATTGCGGGGCGGCTGATGACAGGCACGCCTCCACTCCGACAGTGGATGGCCGAACAGATCGTACAGGCCGAGTTCGCCCCGCTGGTGGAGGCGGCCCTCAAGCGGATCGAGCATGGTCACAGCGACACGTGCGCCGCTGTGTTCAACGACCACGTCCAGTCGTCAGTGGAATGCGACTGCGGTCATTCGTTGCTCCGTGCCGCCCTCGACCGCGTGAGGACGCCATGAGCGACCTGACGAAAGAGCCGTTGGTCAACGTCGTCGGGCGGGTTCGCGCTGCCGTGTTGGGGTTCGGTATCCCGTCGTGGATGCGCCGGGACGGTGACAAGGCACTCGACGAGCTCGTGCGCCGTCTCACGGAAGCGGAGCAGGAGCGGGACCGGCTGCGTGGTCGGATCGTGCTGGCCGCCGATGCATTTCACGGGCACTTCGAGGCGCAGATCGTGACGGGTGATCTGCCGGATCACGGAACGGGTGAACGCGAGGCATACCACGAACTCTACGCCGCCGCTGATCCTGACTTCGCCAGCACGGTCGATCCGTTCGAGCGGTGGCGCGAACATGCTGACGCATTGGAGGCCCATGCCGACGAATGAGAACGCCGCGAGAGCGGAGCGGGCCGAGATTGTTGACAGGTTCCTGCGTCACGCAGCCGAGCCGAACGGCGAGTATCGGTTCCGCCTGACGCCTGTCGAATACCAAGCACTCGCCGCCGCGCTCCGCTCCGCAGACGCCGACCGTCCAGCCGGAGCGCACTGGAAGCCCGCGGAGTTCGCCGGGGGCGAGTGGTACGAGCGCGACATCGTGCTCGAACATCCAGCCCGAGCCGCGAAGGCAGAGGCATTGACGGCGCTGCTGGACAAGCTGTCCAACTACGGCGTGACACGGACTGAGGCCGCCGCCTGCCGTGCCGAACTCGCCGCGCTGCAATCCGAGGCAGCGTTCCCAGCGTTTCAGTCCCGTCTCGCCGAATACCATGCCGAGCACATACGTGACCGAACCGCTGCGCTGACGGCAGAGCCGAGCGAGCCAGAGGGGCGGGAGTCGCCGCGAAGTCTGACCGCCGAACCGCTGTATCCGGGCCTCGAAACGGTTGCGTGGAGCTTTCGGTATCCCGACACGACCGCCCATCCCAAGCACGCCGACTGCGAGCGTGAGGAGCCGCATTCGACCGCCGAGTGTGGCCTGTGGACCGTTCCCCGCTCGTCAGACGTAGCGGCGGGCGGGGAACGAGTCGAGGTCGCCGCCTTCGCTGGACTCATGGAGGATCGTCTACGCCGACACGATGACAAACGAGGTGCAGACGGCTGGAAGGGCGAGACCCTCGACTTTCTGTTCGACCGACTGCAAGCGGAGGTCGATGAGCTACAGGTTGCCAGGCTTCCCGGCGCGATCGCTGAGGAGGCCGCAGACGTGGCCAGCTTCGCGATGATGATCGCGGATGTGGCTGGCGGTCTGTCCGATCGCACAGTCCGTGTCCTGCAACAGCGGCGGGCCGCGAACGAACCGACAGACGTAGCAGGAGGCTGGCCGCCCGGCACACTCTCGACCGTCGCCGAATGCCGTGCCGAGCTCGCCGCGCTGACGGAGCCGAGCGAGCCGTCCGACTTGGATCACGGCATTGTGCCTGTCGCCAGCTTCGCGCAACCGCGCAAGCCCTGCGAACGCTGCCACGGCACCGGCGTAGCTACAGGCATCAATCCATTCCGCGGAATCACGCCATGCCCCCGATGTGGGAAGTCCGGTCCCGTCCGCAGCGACTCGCACGGAGTCTCGCACGCCGACCCTAAGACCGTCATGAGGGCGGCGCTCGCAACAGCGAAGGCGGGCGAGGAACCGGGCGAGGCGGCGTGCGGCTTGTGTGGGGCCACTACGCACGTCCCTGCCTCGGACGGCGCGCCCGGCTGGATCGATGCGAGCCACTACATCTGCAAGGACTGCGCAGACACGGCGGCCGGGCTGGACTACATCACGCGAGTCGAGGACGACGCCGACGACGCCATGGACACCGTTCCCCGCTCGTCAGATGTAGCGGCGGGCGGGGAGCGTGCAGAGGTCGCCGCCTTCGGGGAGCGCGACTTGATCTCGTGTTGGCCCGTGCGAGATGTGCTGCTGAAACTCGCCGAGGCCGCCGAGCACCTACTCCGTGACCACGACTGCGACCGGCTAGGCCATGAGGGCGTGCAGATGGCTGCCAAGGCCGCGCGGATCCACGCCACGGCGCCGGGCACGAACGCTGTAGGCACCGGAGAGCCTTGGAAGTCGCTCGACGAGGCCGAGTTGTCGTGCCCGCAGTGCAAGAGCGGCTACATCACAGACGTCGAAGAAGATGAGCCGAGACAGGCCGCCAACGTGACCCGGCTGTCCGTCGTCGCCGAACCTGCCCGCGACCTCCTCGCCGATGCACAGGTAACCGTCGGCCGTCTGATTGCCGAACGCGACACGCTGGCGGATCAGCGGGAGCGGCTGGCGGAATACGTCGAGCGGTTGGAGGCGAAGGTGCGCGCGCTGGAGGGCGCCGAGTGAACGTAGCCTGCGTCTATCGGTCCGGTGGCGACTTCACCGCCGCAGACGTGGCGGCCCTGCGTCGTGGCGTCAGTGCGCACCTGCCGCTCCCGCATCGGTTCGTCTGCCTGACCGACCGGACTGCGGAAGTCGACGCGCTCGGCATGGACATCGACGCGGTTGCGCTGTCGCACGACTGGCGCGGCTGGTGGGCCAAGATGTGCCTGTTCGGGTTTCCGTTCGATGGGCCGACGCTGTACTTCGACATGGACACCGTCATTGTGGGCGACCCTTCGGAGTTCGCGAGTTACACCGGACCGCTGGCCATGCTGTCGGACTTCTACCGCCCGGACTTCGCGGAGTCCGGCGTCATGGCGTTTACGCCGGGCCCTGTTACAGATGCAGTCTGGCGTGCGTTCGTCGCGAACCCAACGGCGGCCATGCGCAGCGGCGGCGACGGCAAGTTCATCCGAGCGCAGGCCCCGTCCGCCGACCGCTTGCAATCGCTCTACCCCGGCCAGCTCGTGAGCTACAAGGTGCACTGTCTGCCGAAGGGCGGCGTCCCCGATGGCGCTCGTGTCGTTTGCTTCCACGGCCAGCCGCGCCCGTCGAGTTTGCCGGCCGATCATTGGGTGTTCCGGTGAACGTCGGCGTCATCATCCCGGTCGGTCCCGGACACGAGGCGCTGGCGAAGGCTGCCGTGCGGTCCGTGCTGTCCGCGTCGCGGATCACGCTCGGCCCGTTCCGCCGCTTCGAGATTGTCGTCGTTCCGGATCTGGACGGTGCGCTCGGCCGCAGTGCTGCCCGCAACCGTGGCATGGATGCGTATCCCGCGGACTGGCACTTCCTTCTGGATGCCGATGACGAGATGATGCCCGACGCGTTCCGCCTGGTCGACACGAACGTGGCCGCCACGTTCGGCGCCATCTACCTGAACGGCCGACCGTCCCGCGAGAACCGCCACCCGGTGAAACTGGACACGATTCTTGAGCACGGCGCACTCGGTACGTTGAGCATGGGCTGCTTCGTCCGCGGCGACCTCGGGCTGCGCTTCGACGAATCGATGGACGCTGCTGAGGACTTCGACTTCTACATGCGGTTGCCGACGTTCGTGAAACGCCGCGAACCGCTGGTCAACATCGGCTATCACCACCCGTCAGCAGGCGGGCCACGAGGCGGCGAGAGCGCATGGTGCGACCGCTGCCGCGAGGTAATCGCGAGGTATGCAACATGAGCGAGCCCAACGCGCAAGATCAGCCACTACGAGGACCGCTGCGCTCCAAGCTGGACGAGTGGAAGATGGCCCTCGAAGCGATCGAGACGATCATGGATCTGGTGTGGATACCGTGGGATGTCGGTAGCACGCCGTTCCCGACACCAGTCGAGCGACTCCAGATGCTCATCGACCGGATCGAGACAGAGGGCAGCAGTATCGAGAAGGAGCCGGGGTGACGCGGTACCGGAGGCCGCCATCATGAGCGCACCGCTCGGTCGCGTCGGCGCAATCCTGCGACGCCTGCCCGCTGGCCCTGTCCGAGGCGCCGAGATCGGCGTCTACCGTGGCGAAATGTCCGCGCAACTTCTGGCCGGTCGTCCGGACCTGTACCTACTGATGGTCGACAGTTGGGCGCCGCAGTCAGAGCAGCCCGAAGCATACCGCGCAACCCGCGACAGCCACGCGCTGCTTACGGCGACCACGCAGCGCACGCACTTCGGAAGAGCGGTCGGTGCTACCCGATTCGCCCTCGACCGACGCGAGGTCATGCACATGCGCTCCGAGGATGCCGCCGCGCTGGTCGAACCCGGCTCGCTGGACTTCGTGTTCCTCGACGGCGACCACAGCTACGAGGGCACGACGGCTGACATTGCCGCTTGGCTGCCTGCCGTGAAGCCCGGAGGCTTGCTCTGCGGTCACGACTACTGCCCCGGCTACGGTCCCGATAAGCAATACGACTTCCGCGTGATCGATGCGGTCGATGCCGCTGTGGCCCGCCACGGCTGGACGCTCGATCTGGATGTAGACTCCTGCTGGTTCGTGAGGCCATGAAAATCACCGTGGCAGTGCCATACTGGAATCGTCAACCCGCACTCGACCGCCTGTTCGCAGACCTGGCATTGCACTACGCAGACCTGCCGCTGGAGATCAGCGTATGCGATGACGGCTCCGACCCGCCCGCCGTCGTGCCGGATGGCGTGATCCTGACGCGACTGCCAGCGAAGCGTAAGCCGCTGAACCCGTGCGTCCCGATCAACCGCGCCGTGGCGGCCAGTACCGGCGACATCATCGTTCTGACGAACCCGGAGGTCGAGCACCGCGAAAGCGTCCTGCCGCACATGCTGGCGATGCTCAACGGTCCGCTCGACTACGTGACGGCCCGATGCATGGACACGAGCGGGCTGCTGCTGGCCGGCGATGGCGTGGACTACACGACGCACGGCAGACTGCCTGTTCCGACCGGTGCGCACTTCCATTTCCTCGCGATGTTCCGGCGCACGCTGTGGGATGCTGCTGGTGGGTTCGATGAGGACTACCGGCACGGCACTGGATGTGACGACAACGACTGGTGCTTCCGCGTGCAGCGAGCTGGCGGCGTCTTCAAGTCCTGCCCGGTCACGGTCTGGCACGAACGCAAGAAGACGGAGTGGGGCATGCCTCACAATGCGCCGCTGTTCTATCGCAAGTGGCCGGAGGCGCGGCACACATCACCAGAGGGAGGCGCAACATGATGCAGGAAGATGAGGCCCGGCAACGGGTCCACGAGATTGCAGTCGCGGCCGGTGCACTGAACCGCGTAATCCGGGAAGCCATGAGGGCTGGACTGTCCGTCACGATCACGGTCGAGGAGTCGTCGCACCCCATGCACAACGCCGCCAACGACTACTTCACGGCACCGTACGTCACAACCGAAGCCGTGCCCAGGCCATGATCGCACTTGTATTGGGCGGCAGTGAGAGCCTGTGGGATGACATCGGCCGGTTCAACGAACTCGGCGTCGAGGTCGATGTCGTCGTGGCGGTGAACGATGCCGCCGCTCAGTACCCCGACCACGTAGACTACCTCGTGACGCTGCACCCTGAGCGCGTGCGGCTGTGGAGGAGAGAGCGGGAGTCTCGAGGTTTGGTTGCTGACTGGAAGGTCGTCGGTCAGCCGGAACACGCACAGTTCGTCGACCTCACCGCTCATAGGTTCGAGGGGTCGTCCGGGCTGCTGGCAGTCGATGCGGCGTTCACGTACGTCGAGGACGCGTACCCCGTGCTATGCGGGATCCCCATGGGTCCGCAACGTCACATCCACGGGTCGTACGCGAACTCGGCCCGCGCCATCTGGACCGAATGGAAGCGCTACCGCCCGGAGTGGGTACGGTGGGCGCGGCAGTGTCCAGAGCAGGCAGCCCGTGTGCGCAGCATGTCAGGCTGGACGCGTGATGAGTTCGGTGCACCAACCGCCGAATGGCTGCGAGGTGCGGCGTGAGCTTCAAGGCCATTCTCCGAGGTGGCCCGCCTGGCATTGACGGCACCACACTGCTGTGCCCTGGACAGTCGCAACCGCTCGTGCGGATGACTCCACGGCGTGGGGTACTATGGGATGCAGAGAGCGAGCTACCGCACGCTGTCTTCCGCGCAACGAGCGAGATCGACGATGGCCGCACGGTCTACGTGTTCGACCCGGAGGCAAGCGCCAGCACGGGGCTCGGTGCACGACCGCCCGGCCCACCGCTACCGCCAGCAGAGGCGAAGCTGCGGGACCGGATCACTGATGCATGGCACGCATTCAAAGGACGGGGACGATGAGCAAGATACGTGAGACGTGGGAGAAGGTCTGCGACTGCGAGCGTGCGACCGCCAGCGGGCCGCGCATTGTGTTGACGCAGGAGGTGCAGCCGGATGGCAGCCTCCTCGCGACGGCCCATCGCGTCGGCCTGGCATGCGACACCTGCGACATGCCGTGGCGCCAGACGGTCGAGCCGGCGACCGAGGAGGCTGAGTGAGCGACCGCCGAGAGGGCAACGGTGGGGCGTTGTCCCATGGCAGAGCGGTGAGATCCCATGGAAAAGCGGGTCCTTCCGGGGCGAGGTGTATTGAGCAGGCGAAGCCCGTTCAATATTTCACTAGCCCTCACGACCCGGCGTAAGTTGTCTATTGTCAAGAACTTACAAGGCCAGCGGGCCGAAGCGCACGAGCCAAGCGGCGAAGAAAACCGCCGCGGACCCCGGTCGGCCGAAGGTGAAACGGCTGGGGCTCCGGGCGTACGGTCGTCATCGCGGCGTGTCCCTGATGGCGGTCCAGCAGGCAATCGCTGCCGGCCGGATCACCCGCGGCAAGGACGGCAAGATCGACTGGCGGAAGGCCGACGCAGATTGGGAGCAGAACACGCAGCCCCGCGGCGACGGCTCGAAGACCGAGACGCTGGCCGACGCGAACCGGCGCCGGACGCTGGCCGACGCGGAGCTGAAGGAACTCGATTTGGCCGAGCGCCGCGGCGAACTGCTGCCACTGGACCTGTTCCGCGAGCGGCTGGAGCTGTTCGTCGGTCGCGTCAATGCCTCGATCCGCGGGCTGCGCGGCCGGTGGGCGCCGCACGTGATCGGCATCGATAGTGTGGCCGAGGCGCAGCTCCGGCTGGGCCCGCTGATCAACGAGCTGTTGACCGAGCTGTCCGAATCCGAGCCGGGTGCCGATGAGCGCAAGGCTGCTGGTTGACCCCGAGGACGCGCTGCGACGCGCGCAGGGCGTGGAGCGACGGGCGCTCCGGCTTTTCACGCCGGACCCCGATCTCACGATGCGCCAGTGGTCCGAACGCCACGGCCGCATTGCCGATGGCTCGCAGGATGGCATCCCGTTCCAGACGTCTCTCGTGCCGTATCTGCGCGAGCCGATGGACGCGCTGTCGGATCCCTACGTGGAGGAGGTTTCCGTCGTGAAGTGCACGCAGGCCGGCGCGACCGTCGGGCTGATCCTGCTGTTTGTCGCATACCACGTCGACCAGGACCCGGCGTCGATTCTGGCCGTCATCCCGTCCGTCGACGAGGCCGAGAAGTGGAGCAAAGAGAAGCTGGCGCCGGCGATGGAATGCATGCCGCGAGTTCGGGGCAAGTTGGGCGAGGATCGGTCCAGAAAGTCGGACTCTACGATACTCCGGAAGGTGTTTCCGGGCGGAAGTCTGTCGATTGTGGGGTCCAACAGCGGCCGCGGGTTCCGCATGATCACGGTCCGCGCCGGGCTGGGCGATGACGTCGACGCGTGGAGCCCGAGCGCGGGCAGTGCTGGCGACCAGATCACGCTGATCCGCCGCCGCACGGACCGCCAGATCGGCCGCAAGATGCTGTGGGTGTCCTCCCCAGAGCAGACCCGCACCGGCGATTCCCGCATCATGAAGCTCTACGGCCAGAGTCGGCGCCGCGGCCGGTTCCACGTTCCGTGTCCCCACTGCAACCACTTTCAGGTGCTGCGGCGCGGCGACCGCGACACGCCCTACGGACTCAAGTGGGAGAAGGGCCGGCCGGAGACCGCCGCGTACGAATGCGAGAAATGCCACGCCCTGATCGCCGAGAGAGAGAAATGGGCGATGGTGCAGCGTGGCAAGTATCTGACCTCAGAGGGCGAGGACGTGCGAGTCGGCAAGCCCGGGTCCGTAGGCTACTGGTTCAATGCGTACACCGTCGTGCTGTCAGGATCCGAGTGGGGTCGGCTCGCTGAGCAATGGATCCGCACGCACCGCGACTCGATCGAGCGCCGATCCTTCATCAACACCATCGATGCGGACCTGTTCGAGGAGCAGAACGAGGACGTTTCGCACTCGACGCTCGAGGCCCGGCGCGAAACGTGGAAAGCGGAGGTCCCGCACGGCATCGGCCTGCTCACAATGGCAGTCGACGTCCAGGACACGTGGATGGAGGCTGCGGTCTGGGGCTGGGGCCCGGGCGAGGAGGCGTGGCTCGTCTGGCACGAGCGCATCTGGGGCGACCCTCAGAAGGATGAGAGCAAGGGTCGGCTTGAAGCGCTCAGACTGCGGAAATGGAAGCACGAGAGCGGTCGTGAGGTCCTGATCTGGGGCGTGGGTATCGACGGCCGACGACTCGGCCCGCAGCTCGTCTATCCGTACGTCCGCCCGCTGGAGCCTCAGGCCGTGTATGCGATGCTCGGCTACTACCAGCGAGCGAAGCAAATCCTGAACCGCGCCGTGAGCCCGAACAAGTACGGCTGCCGACCGTGGACCATCGCTACGGTTGCGTTCAAGGACGTGATGTATATCCGGCTCGGCCTGTCCGCACCGGGCCCGGGATTCATCCACTTCCCGCAGCCGTTCCCCGGAGGTGGCGACGCGGAGTTCACCGCGCAGTTCGGTGCCGAAGTCAAGGAAGAGCGCCGGATCAACGGCCGGCTCGTTCAGCGCTACAAGCAGATCCGCAAGCGCAACGAATCGATCGACCTGTACGTGATCGGACTGGCGACGCTGCACACCCACGGCCCGGCGGTCGTCGGATCGCTGGAGGCGCGGGCCCGCGAGTGGTCCGAGCCACCGGATCCGCCCGCCACGACGACGCCGGCCGTGCCCGACGAACCGACTGCCGGTCCCCCCGCTCGCCGGTCAAACTGGGTCCACAGCTGGAAAAAGGGGGGCAGGTGACGCAATGGCTGAAGGTCGACGCGAGTTGTCCGAGCTGCCGGCGCCCGGCGGAGGTGACAACCACACCGCCCATGCAGTCGATCTTTCGGCAACTGCCGCCGGACACGCTCGTTGAATCCGTCGTGTGCGGCCAGCGTATCCACGGTACGACGCGATGCGGCACCCCGTTCGTGATCACGGCTGGCGCGTTCGCCCGGGCCCGGCGTGGCGCGGTCCGGGCTCCACGACTCGACACGTTCGCTCGGCGACTACTCTGACTGGAGATCATGCTATGAAATGGCTAGTATCGATCAAGCCCGCGGATGGGCCCGGCGGCCCGTTCCTGGTGTGCGACGACCCCGGTGTTATCCGGGCCGTCCTCGAGGCGATAGCCGCGCGGTTCTCGCCGCCGGACCCACCGGCGGATGACGCACTCGACATAAGCTGCGACGACGACGACGGCCTGAACGACGTGGTGCGGACCTTGCGCAATCTGTAGTGGCGTCACTAAGCTTTATCCACATGATCTAGCGGACCGAGCCGCTACTGCGCGCGTGGAGTCCCACGGCCGGCGCTCTCGCTGTCCCGACAATGTCGGGGGAACGGGGGCGCTTTCTCGTGCCGGTACCGGTTTCGACCACCGAGCCGACCCAGATTCAGGCGGGCGACAGCCTTGCCTGGGATCGTGTGCTTGCCGACTACCCCGCGAGTACGTGGACGCTGAAGTACGTGGTCCGCGGCTCCATGAAGCTGTACGTCACCACCACCGCAGACGGCGACACGCACCAGATCCGCGTGCCGGGCTCGACCACGCAGAACTGGCAGGCCGGTGCGTACCGGCTGGTCGGACGCGTCACTGACGGCACCGACACCTACACGATTCACGACGCCCCCGTCCACGTCCTGCCGGACCCGGCCATCGAGCCGGACAGCCACACCGAGCAGATGATCGCCCTGTTGGAGGCCCGCGAACTCGAACTGGGCGAGCTGATCGCCGTCGCGTCGTGGACGCAGGGCGACCGTTCGGAAACGATGGCCAAGCTGTCGGAGGTCCGGGGGCGACTGAACACATTGCGCGACGAGTTGCGTGTCGAACGCGGCGGATCGCTCTTCGTGTCCGTGAGGGCCGTTGGGTAGCCCGGCACGCGAACGGTCGGCCCGCGTGGTCGGCCTGATTCGCCCGGTGCGCTGGCGGCTCGCTGTGCAGGCCGGTCGTCGATTCCTTGCGGAATGGTATTCGTTCGCCGCGTTCCTCGCCGGCTGGGCCCTCGTCACGTGGTTCGTCGTCGCCCTGACCTCTCCCGTTGTATGGCGGCTGTCCGGTGGCCTGCTGTTGCTCTCGGTTCCGGGGTGGCGGCACGTGCTCGCCGTGTTGATCGAGGGCCCAGAAGGCGTGGGCAAGGCGGGTCCGAGTGCGTAACCCGTTCGCCGTCGCGCGAGACGTGCGCCCCAGCGCATCGAGGGGCGGATCCAGCTTCGAGGGCGCCGGTCACGGCCGGTTCCCGATGGACTGGGCGCTCGCGTCGATCCGCAGCGCTGATCAGGAAGTCCGTTACGACCTCCGGACGCTCCGGGCGAACTCGCGGGAGCTGGTGCGCAACAACGACCTCGCGTCCCGCTACGTGAACCTGGTCGACGAGCAGGCGATCGGTCACGAGGGCATCCGGTTGCAGGCGACGGTCAAGCGTCCGAACGGCCTGATGGACATCGGCATCAACCACCGGATCGAAGACGCGTGGCACGAGTGGTGTGAGCCCGAGAACTGCACACTCGACGGCCGAAACGGGTTCGTCGACGTGCTCAGCCACATCGCGCAGGGCGTGCCGAAGGACGGCGAGTTTCTGTGCCAGATGCTGCCGTGGGAAGGCAACCGGTTCGGTTTCGCGTTGCACCTTCTCGACCCGGACCAGCTGGAGGCTGAACACAACCGCGAGGCCGGCACAGGCCGCGCGCAGATCCGCATGGGCGTCGAGGTCAACCCCGCGGGCCGGCCGCTGCGCTACCACGTCTGGGACAGCCACCCGACCGAGTACTCCGGCCGCGGTCGGCAGCTCCGCGCGCTACCGGCCGAACAGGTCATCCACCTGTACCGCCAGAACCGAATCGCCCAGACGCGCGGCGTGCCGTGGATGCACCCGGCGCTGCAGAAGCTGCAGATGCTGTCCGGCTATGAAGAGGCCGAGCTTGTCGCGTCCCGCGTTGCCGCGGCGAAGGGCGGCTGGTTCACGTCGACGCCCGAGGGCACAAACCCGGCAGACCCGAACTCACCCGCCGTCGCGCAGCAGTTCAGCTTCGAGATCGAGCCGGGTGTCTTCGACCGGCTGCCGATCGGATGGGGATTCAAGGAATGGGATCCGCAGCATCCGACGACCGCGTTCCCCGACTTCCACAAGGCCATGGTGCGCGGCATCGCGAACGGCCTGAACGTCGCGTACACGAGCCTCGCCAACGACCTGGAGGGCGTGAACTTCAGCTCCATTCGCGCCGGCCTGCTGAACGAACGCGACGCCTGGCGCAAGCTCCAGAACTGGATCATCCGGCACTTCTGCCGCCGCGTGTATCGCGGATGGCTCCGCTGGTCGCTTACCACGGGCGCGCTCGATCTGCCCGAACGGAACGTGACCCGCTGGCACCGGCACCGGTGGCAGCCTCGAGGCTGGCCGTGGGTCGATCCCGTCAAGGACGCGACCGCCGCCGCCATGGAAGTGCGCCTCGGCGTGAACAGCCGCACGCGCATCGCCGCCGAACGTGGCCGCGACCTCGAGGAAGTCTTCAGCGACCTCGTGGCCGAGGAACAACTCGCCGCGCAGCTCGGCCTCGTGCTCTCGACGGATGTCTCGCGGGCTGGCGGGTCCGATACCGACGATGACGACGACACGCCGCCCGGCAAGCCGCCCGCCGCCAACCGCATCGCACAGCTCGCATCGACCAACGGGAGGCACCGATGACGCCCCGTTCAAAGCGCGTCCTGGACGCGTTCTGTGGCTCTGTCTGGGCGATCCTGCCCGAGAAGCTCGACGCCATCTGCGCCGTGATCGAGATGCGCGCCAATGGCGGGACACTGACGAAGCGCGAGATCCGTGCTGCAATCGGCTCGCGTCGCAACGGCGCAATGGACGAACAGCGCGGTGGCGTCCTCGTGCTTCCGATCGTTGGCACGATCACACAGCGTGCCGGGCTCATGTCGGAATGGTCCGGCGGCGTGTCCGCTGAGAAGCTGGGCGCGCAGTTCGACAAGGCGATGGACTCGGCCGACATCGGCACGATTGTGTTCGACGTGGACTCACCCGGCGGCGAGGTCAGTGGCATCCCCGAACTCGCTGCGAAAATCTACGAAGCGCGCGGCAAGAAGAAGGTCATCGCCGTCGCCAACAGCCTGATGGCGAGCGCTGCCTACTACATCGCGAGCGCAGCGGACGAAGTGGTCGTCACGCCGTCCGGCCTGATCGGCTCGATCGGCGTCCTGCACGTGCACGCCGAGTACAGCGAAGCGCTCGACGATGCCGGCATCAAGGTCACAATCACCCGGGCTGGCAAGCGCAAGGCGGAGGTCAATTCCTACGAGCCGCTGACGGACGGTGCCGCCGCTCGAATGCAGGAAATGATCGACGACTACTACGAGCAATTCGTCGCCGCCGTCGCGGAGCATCGCGGCACCTCGCCCGAGGCCGTCCGCGTCGGTTACGGCCAGGGCGGCGTGCTGACAGCGGCTCGCGCCGTGAGTGCCGGTCTGGCCGATCGCGTCGCGACACTGGAGCAGGTGCTTGCCGAACTCGGCGTTGAGCGTGGCCAGCTTGCATCGGCCCGCATCAGCGCATCCGCCGAGGCCGAGAAGCTGCCCGACGATGTGAACGTGAGCGTGGCCCTCTACGACCTGCCTGCCACCTATGTGCACACCGCTGCCGGAACAGGAAACATCTCGGTCGTCTCTGCGCACGCTGGCCCTGCGGTTCCTGCCGTGGTGCTGCCTGTCGCGAACGACGAACCCGAAGACGATGCGGAAGACGAACCGGAAGACGACGACATGGCGGAGGTCGACGGGGCGACCCCCAGTAGTGCCAGCACCCCCGAACCACACGCGGCCCCGAGGGCCGAGGGAGATGACGCAATGTCCGCAACACCGGACACGGCGGCCCCGGACGGGGCCGGGATTCAGACGCGCGAGATCGATGCGGCCATTGCGGCCGAACGTCAGCGCACGCAGGGCATCAGCGCACTCGCCGCCGAGCATGGCATGCAGGACAAGGCCGCGGCGTGGATCGAGAGCGGGAAGTCCGTCAACGATGTCGGCATGGAGATCCTGCGAGCCGGCGCGCGCAAGCCGTCGAGCAAGCCGGTCGGTTCGTTCGACGTGGACATCCCGAAGAAGGAACGGCGCGAGTTCAGTCTGAACAGGCTGATCCTCGCGATGGCCGACAACGACTTCACGCGTGCCGGCTACGAGCGCGAGGTCAGTGAGGCGACCGTGCTGGCGCTCGCCAAGGCGGACACGCAGTACGCTCCGCAGGGCGGGATGTTTCTGCCGACGACGCTGGCCATGCCGCTGCGTCGCGGCCTCGCGTGGGACGGCTCACCGATGCCGAGGGCGGCGCTCGAAACCGGTGGCAGCGATGCCGGCGAAGACCTCGTGTTCACCGAGCGCGGGTCGTTCATCGAGCTGCTGCGCAACCGGCTCGTCACCACCCAGATGGGCGCACGCTTCCTGACGGGGCTGGTGGGCAACGTGTCGTTCCCGAAGCAGACGGGCGCGGGCGACTGGACGTGGGTCGAGGAAAACCCGGCGTCGGGTGTGTCCGACTCCGACCTGACCACGGGTTCCGTTTCGCTGACGCCGAAGGAAGGCAACAGCTCGACCGCGTTCTCCCGGCGGTTGCTCGTTCAGTCCACACCGGACGCCGAGGGCCTGGTCCGTCAGGACCTGATGGCGATCACCGTGAGGGGCATCGACCTCGCTGCGCTCCACGGCACCGGGGCCAACAACCAGCCGACGGGCATCTACACGGCCACGGACGTCAACCCCGTCGCGTTCGGCGGCACGGTGTCCTTCGCGAAGGTCGTCGAGATGGAGACCGCGATCGTCGCCGACAACGCCGACATCGGCGTGATGGGCTATGTGACGACTCCGGAGATCCGCGGCGCCGCGAAGACGACGCAGGTGTTCAGCGGCTCGAACGGCATGCCGATCTGGACCGGCTCCGTGCTCGAAGGCGAGATGAACGGCTACCGCAGCATGGCGTCGAACCAGCTGAGCAAGACACTGGAATCCTCGGCATCCAAGCACGGCATGATCTTCGGCGTCTGGAGCGAACTGATGATCGGTGAGTGGGGCGCCGTCGAGATCACGGTCGACCCGTACAGCCAGAAGAAGAAGAACCTGATCGAGGTCACGATCCACGCGATCGTCGATGTCGCGCTGCGTCACGGTCAGGCATTCAGCAAGGCGACGGGACTCACGCTGACGTAAGCGTCGTGAACGAGTAGCGGAAACGTGGTTGGTCCGGCCGCTGTCCTGGGCCGGGCCAGCCAGACTGGAGACTTTCGGAGGGTGCGATGGTGATCACGTCGGTACCGACAGCGGACAAGGGCGAGGTCCTGTTTCGCTTCACGAAGGACACGTGCTTCGACGGCGTGGACTACGGGCCGGACCACGTCGACATGCCCGTCCCGATGGGCCCGTCCCGAGCGCGAACGTACGAGGCCAACGGTCGCGGCCACATCGAGCCGGCCAATGCGCCGCGGCCGGCGCCGAAGGCGGAATTGCCGTCCGAGCCGGTGGCCGCGCGTCGCAGCAAGCGCTGAGCATGGCCCTGCGTCACGCGCCGCACCGTGTGCTGATTGCGCGCCGTGTGCCGGCCGGCATTGGCGCGGGCGGCGAAGCGCTGACCGACTGGAGCGAGGTCGCGAGCGATGTGCCGTTCGACGTCCAGATCACGGGCGTCGGGACCGTCGAGCAACGGCCGTACGGTCGGGTTTCGATGGGTTCGTATCCGGGATTCGCGGCATCCGGCACGGATCTCCGACCCGACGATGGCGTCAAGATCGTGACGAGCGAACAGGCAACGATGGTCGGCCGTCGGTTCGGAGTGCGGTCGGTGCTGGACTGGGGCGAGCGCGGTGGAGTGCAGGCGCAGCTCGAGGACTCGGAGGAGGACTTTTGACGCTCACGGTTTCGCTGGCGGCGTTGGTCATGGCGTTCGATCGCCGGTTGCGTGGCGACTCGACGTTCACGGGCCTGGTCGGTCTGGACGCGGCGATGTCGGTCCGGCTCTACCACGGCTGGCCCGACGCATTGCTCGCGAAGCCGACGAACACCGAGCTGCCGCGCGTGACGTACTTCGTGCCCTCGCGTCGCCGTCGGTCAAACATCCCCGAGGGCGTCACGATCCAGACGGACGCATGGGAATGGGCGCAACGCGCAACCGGCGGCCAGACAATCGTGGACGGTATCGATGACGCGATGCTGCTTTCGCTGTCCGATGGCGACTGGGGTCCTGTCCAGTTCTACGACGCGACCGATGATGTGTGGGTCCAGTGCAGGCCGCTCGACGCATCCGACCCGCCGGGCGAAAAGCTGCGACGCCGGTCCCGCGACTGGGAGGTGACACCGTGCTGATCCGGATGCCCGTATCGAAGCCCGCGCTGGAGATCTCGCGGCATGCGTTCGCGCGAGTGATGGATGATGCGGCCGACGTAGAGAGCCGCACGAAAATGTGCGAAGTGTGGATCCTCGTGACGAAGGATCCGCCCACCGGTCGCACGAAGACGTTCAACGTCGGACCGGTCCGGACAAAGATGCGTCTGGGTCGTGAATGGAACGACTGGAAGCTGTTCTGGCGTGGGCCCTGGTCGACGTACAACGCCGACCGCGTCCGCTACGAGCCCGACACGGCGACACTGGTCCGCGAAGCGCGAGAAGCTGGCGCGTGCGGGGCCCGGTGTGCCGTGAGGAGCACCCTGCAAATCACCACCTGAGAGCGAGGAAACCATGGCGGCGGCAGCAAACGCATTCGTCCGCGGGTGCACGGAGGTCGGGCACTACACGAGCGGCCCGGTGGATGTGCCCTGGGGAAAGACCCAGCAGGACGGGTTCCAGATCCAGATGAACGTGACGACAGTCGACCTGCTCAGTGCGCAGTCCAAGATGGTCGAGGACACGGGCACCCCGCAGATCGGCATGGACATCGTCATCAACGGGATCGATGGCAGCCTGACGAACATCGGTCGCGTCTACGGCCTGCCGGATGCCGCGTTCACCGGCGACCTCGGCACCGGCACGGACGAGGTCCTCGACTTCAATCAGGACGAGGTCGGCGAAACCGAGCGCGCGCTGTACGCCGAGGGCCCCGGTCCGCTGGGTAGCGTCCGGCGCTTCACGGCCGAGCGATGCAAGGTCGTCAACGTCGGCGCGCTTGTGTTCAGCTCGACGTCGTGGATGGTGCCGGTCGGCACGTGGCGCATCCTGAACCCGGGCACCGATCCGGTCGCGCAGTTCACCGACATCGCTGCGTCCTGAACTGGTGCGACCGTGGCCGAGCTGGGTTTCGATGAGGCGTTCCGGGAGGGGGGAGGGCGGCGGCGTTGGGAGCCGGTGCCCTACCCCCTCACGTTTGAGGACGTCCGCCGCATGGCCGAAAAGCGCGAACGGCTGCTGCGGATCCAGTTCGAGGACGAGACGTTCGATCCCGAGGATGAGGCCACGCTCGCCCGACTCTCGCTCGACAACCCCGACCAGTGTTTCGTCCGGTTCCGTTTGCTGTGCGGCATGTGGCACGCATGGGAGAAGGGGATGCAGCGGCACGAGACATCGGCCGAGGACCACCTTACCGCGCACCTGCTGATCACCTGCGAGCCGACCACTGTGACCGTGGCGGGCCGTGAAGTCGAAGTGTTTCCGCCGTCCCGATCGAAAATGATTCGCATGGCCCGCCACGAACGGCGCCGTCGCGAACTCGGTCACGTCCTCGACCGTGCGGAAGAGCTACACCGCGAGCGCAAGCTTCCCCATCGCTGGCGCAACGCGATCCGCCGTGCCGAGGACGAGTGGGAGTTCCAGTTCCGCGGCATCCTCGCCAACGCTCTGGGCCGTGAGGGTCGCGCGTACCTGCCTGACGAAGCGCCGCCGTACTGGGCGCACGTGAGCGAAGACGACGAAAGCCGGATCATCGTTGCGCTCATGCTGCCAGCGCAACGGCTCGCGTCACTGCCCGCTCTGCCGCCCGATCCGCGAACAAAGAGCGAGGCACACCCGCCGCCCGAGTTCGGCTACGACAGCGTGCTCGCGCAATGGGAACCGCGGCTCAACCTGCCGCCGGCCGCACTGAACGATGCCCCGCTGGCGCCGTTCCTCGCGTGGGTCCGTGCGGGAGCGTCCACGGGTGCCGAAGCCAAGGAAGCCGAACGGGCGTTCGCCGCATGAGCCGGCGCAGCGTGCGACTCCAGGAACGCCGGCTCGAAGCGTACGCCCGCGCTCGCGGTTTCACG